AAGTTATGTAAGAATATATCCAGCATCAAGTGGTAGTTCTTCAAGTGGTACGAATAGTTTGTTTGTATATGGAGCGCAATTAGAAGCAGGAAGCTACGCCACTTCGTATATACCAACATCAGGAAGTGCTGCTACAAGGAGTGCGGAAAGTTCAAGTCAAACTGTACCAGACGGTGTCATAGGACAAACAGAGGGGACTGTTTTTTTAGATGTTGATATAAATACTTTAAGTACAGATGGGCAAGTTTTAAGATTAACAAATGGCACAAGTGGTACAGGTAGAATAGCAATTGAAAGAAACGTATCTAATAAAAACCAAATAAGAATAACTCAATGGGGTGGAGTTACATTATATTTTCCTATTTCAGTTGGAAACAGATATAAAATAGCAGTAGGTTATGATAGTTCAAATTCAAATGTTTATGTAAATGGTTTAAGTATAGGTACTTCTTCATTTACTAATGTAGCTGAATTAAATAAAGTAAGTTTAGGATGTAATGAATTAGGTGGTTCTATTTTTAATGATATAATAAACGAAACAAAACTTTACAACACAAGATTATCAAATAGCGAATTACAAGCATTAACAAGTTAATTTAATACAATGAAATATATATTTAAGAAATATGAATTTGAAAGCCAAGATTTGGCAGAAACAAGAATAGCTGCTTTACCACATACAGAAGATGAGGAAGGCAACGAACACCCTTCGCACAGCCATACGGTTGTTAAGCTAGGAAACGTAGTAGTAGAACAAGGTACTTATGACGAAGAAGGCGAAGAACTAACTGCGCCTGTACTTGCTGACAAGTATTCTGTTGATGTACTATGGAAAGCTTCAGAAATTACAGAAGAAACAGAAGCTGCTGTACTTGACGAAGAAGGTAACGTAATTACTCCTGCTGTAATAGAGATTGATTATCCTTACGGTTGGGTGTCTAAAGAGATAGAAATAGAAGAAGGTAACGGCGTCCACACTTTTGCAGGGTGGTCTTATAGTAACTGAAAATAACAACTAATGGCTGTTATAAATTCTACAAATTTTTTGCTTTACAAAAGTCAAATAGACCCTATTGTAAGCGCCTTTGTTGCTAGAGTAGGTACAGACGGCGGTACAATTGAAGCTATTAACTGCGTACGTGATGCCTTCGAAGACCAAAAACAGCCACTAGGACACAGTACAAACGTAAGTATAAGTCTTAATGTAGATATGCCAGAAAGCACCAATAAGCAAAGCCAAGGTTTTAAAGAAGTATTACCAGGTGTTAAAAGCGGTAATATATCTGTAGAAGGTTTGGTAGATTATACAGATACTTTAAGCTATGCAGACTATGTAAATATGTTAGTAACGCGCGAAAAAGCAGAATTTTATATGCAAGCTATTGACGATAATTTAATATTTAACGGTAATGGTTTTATAACTTCTGTAGAAGAAATAGCGCCAGTAGAAGGTGTTACTACTTATAGTATAGAACTAGAACTAACTAATATTATAGAAATAAATTAAAAAAAATATTACGTATATTTGTAGAAAATAAAACGACTTATGGCTAGTACAGTATTTAACGGAACGGATTTACTACTAAAAGTATCGTCTACAGACGGTGCAGAAGCGAATATAGGACACACTACAAGCTGTACTATATCTTTGTCTAATGATTTACCAGAAGCTACTACTAAAGATAGCGGCGGCTTTCAAGAAGTTATCGCTGGCGTTATTTCTGGCGAAATTTCTTTTGAAGGTTTAGTAGATTATACAGACAGTCAAAACGCAGCTGAACTAGGCGACTTTTTACTAGCACGTACAAAACTATTTTTTGAGTTTGGAACTGCCGCTACAGGCGACCAACTATATAGCGGTGCTGGTTTTTTAAGCAGCTTAGAAGTTAGCGCTGAAATGGAAAGCCCAGTAACTTATAGTGGTTCTATTACTATTACTGGTGCTATTACAGCCACTACAAACTAACAACAAACTAACAGCCCTAGCGTAAGGAACTAGGGCTAATTTTTATTTAATATGGCAAACAGAAGAAGGGGGTACTACACTTTAAAACTAGGCGGTAAAAACCGTACACTTCATTTTAGTATGAATTTTTGGGCAAACTTCACAGAAGCCCAGGGCGTAACACTAGACCAAATAGGTCAAATTTTTAGCCAAGGTTTAAGCCTTAGCGCTATTCGCGACTTAATATACAGCGCACTACTAGCAAACGACCAGGAAAATAATAACGAAATAGAATATAATAAGTTTACTGTAGGCGCCTGGTTAGAAGACCTTACAGGCGACCAGCTAAACGACATAGTAGCGGCGCTTTTAGAAACCAAACTACTTGGTAACGACCTAAATATGGGCGTAAAGCGCAACGTACAAGCTAGTACAAAACAGCAAAAAAAAACAAAGCCCTAACCTGGGACGACCTACTAGACTATTACATAGGGCAAATAGGTATAAACCCTAACGACTTTTGGGCTAATACTTGGAACGAAAACCAGCTGCTAGGCGAAAGCCACACTATAAATAATTATTTAGACTGGGAACGTACGCGCTACATAGCTACTATGTTATATAACTTAAATTGTACTAAGCGCGGTCAAATGATAACGCCAGACAAATTACTACCACTACCACAAGACGTATATTTAGAAAAGGGTGTCCCTAAAAGCACTAAAGAAGACTACGATAAGTTTTTAGAAAAAGTAGCAAGGGCTAAAGCTGGCGGCAGTAAAACTGTAGCAAACTTTAAAAATACTAACGGTTAATTTTTTTGTAATTTTACAGCTATAATTCTACACTATGGCAGACCAAAAATTAAGGATATTATTAGAAGCTGACAGTAGTAAACTTACTAAAGGCTTAGATAAGGCTGGAAGTAAATTACAGGCTTTTGGCGCTAAAACCCAGGCTGTAGGTAAAAATTTATCTACTAAATTAACACTACCGTTATCTTTAGCTGGTGGTGCTGCTTTAAAATTAGCTGTAGACTTTGACAAGTCTATGACTAAAATACAAAGTTTAGTAGGTGTAGCGGCAGCTGACGTAGATAAAATGGGCGAAACTGCTAAAAAAATGGCTACCGATACTGGTAAAAGCGCCGCAGAAGCAGCAGAAGCACTATTTTTTATAACGTCCGCTGGACTTAGGGGCAAAGAAGCTACAGACGTTTTAAACGCTTCATTAAAAGCCGCAGCTGTAGGACTAGGCGAAACGGCTACTGTAGCCGACTTAGCTACGTCCGCTATGAACGCATACGGTAGCGCCAACCTAAACGCCGAAGCAGCTACTGACGTTATGGTAAGCGCTGTAAGAGAAGGTAAATTAGAAGCTTCTGAACTAGCGCAAAGTATGGGTTCTGTGCTTCCAGTAGCTTCAAATATGGGTGTACAATTCCACGAAGTAGGCGCTGCTTTTGCCGCACTATCTAGAACAGGTACTGGCGCCGCAGAAGCTTCAACACAAATTAGAAATATTTTAACTTCTTTACTAAAACCTTCAAAGCAAGCAGAAGACCAACTAACCGCCTTAGGTTTGTCAAGTGCTGGGCTTAGACAAAGTTTAAAAGAAGACGGACTACTAGCTACTTTAGAAATACTTAAACAAAAATTCGAAGGTAACGACACAGCTGCTCAAAAAGTCTTTACAGATGTTCGTTCTCTTTCGGCTGTAATGGATTTACTAGGTGCTGGTGTAGATAGCACTAGGGCTATTTTTGACACTATGAACGATACCCAAGGCGCTACAGCTAAAGCGTTTGCAGCTACTTCTGAAAGCGCAAGTTTTAAACTTACTAAGGGGTTAAATTCTGTTAAAATAGCACTAACAGAAGTAGGCGCTGAATTACTAGAAAGCCTAGTACCACTATTTGAAGGGTTTACTAAAACTATTATAGATATTACAAAAAAGTTTAATGAACTAGACAAAAGCACAAAAAAAATAATTCTAGCTATAGGCGGTATAGCTGCCGTTATTGGTCCTATACTAATAGTAATAGGTAAAATGTCTTTAGGTTTTGGCGCTTTAATAAAAGCCTTACCACTTGTAGCTAGTGGGTTTAGAGTTTTAACCGCAGCTATGATAGCTAACCCCATACTAGCTGTAGCAACTGCAATAGCAGCAGTTACTGTAGCTATAGTACAGTATAAAAAAAGCCAAAAAGAAGCTAATAAAGTAGCACTTGAACAAATGAACGCCGCACAATTAGGCGAAAAAATAGAAGAACTAGAAAAAAGAAAACAAGCCCTTTATAAACGAGGTTATGAAGACGGACAGCATAGGGTACAATTAGTACAGGACGAAATAGACGTATACAAAAAACAAATAGAAGTAGTAAACGAAGCTACTACAGCTAACGAAGAACTAGAAAAACAAAGACTAGCAACATCAAATACACCAGCACCTACAGCCCTACCTACAATGGGCGGCGGCGAAACTAAAAAACCTATGGCTGCTGTAAGCACTGTAAGCGCCCTAGGTGCTACAGCTGGTTATACTATAGATACTACCCAGCAGTTAAATTTAGAAGCTGGAAGTAGTTTACTAGGTGAGATGCAAACGGTAACTACAGACCCTGTAGCTATGTTAGCAGCTAGTGTAGCTAGTAGTACAGAAGAATTAAAGAGTAGATTAGGAGCTGCAAACGAAGTGCTAAGGGCTAAAGGACTAGAACAGCAAATGATAGCCCAGGAAAACGCCTTAGCTGTTGGTGCTATTGTTACTAGTAATTTACAAAATATAGCTATGGGTATTGGCGAAGCTTTAGGCGACGCTATAGCAAACGGCGGTAATTTAGTAGGTGCTTTAGCTAGTACTATGCTTACTGGACTAGCAAATATGGCTATACAAATGGGTAAATTAGTTTTGCAAAACGGTATAGCTATAGAAGCTATAAAAGAAGCGTTAACGTCTTTACAGGGTCCTTTAGCTATAGCTGCTGGTATAGCTTTAATAGCTATAGGTTCAGCAGTCAAATCTGGCGCTGCTAACATAGCAAAAGGCAAAGGCAAAGGCGGCGGCGGTGGCGGTCAAAGCGGACCACGTAGCGGCGCTGTAGCGGCGTTTGCTAATGGCGGTATAGTTAGCGGTCCCACGCTTGGACTAATGGGCGAATATGCAGGCGCTAAGTCTAACCCAGAAGTAATAGCGCCACTAGATAAACTTAAAAATATTATAGGCGGCGGTCAAGCCCAGCAAGTAAACGTAGGTGGCGAATTTAGATTAAACGGTCAAGACCTAGTAGTAGCACTTCAACGCGCTGAAAAACAGCGCGGTAGAATTAAATAAACAAATATGGCTTACGGCGTAAAATATAGGTTAGACTTTGAAGACCACGAAGGCAACGGTAAAAGACTGGATATATTAAAGGACGGATATACAGGCGATATACTGCCACTAGTAGGTGGCGCAGAACCTGTTAAAATAAAATGGGACGGCGACGACGACTTTTATAGTCCTATAATTGGTAGCACCTGTAGTATAAACCTATACCAAACAGACGAAACAAATTACGACGACTTTTTTAACGAACCAGAACGAGAATATAAAGTAGAAGTTTATACTTCACAGTCTAAAGGAGATGCTTTTAAAAATAGAATACAATTAGATGGCGGTATATGTGAATCCGCAAAATGTATAGACGAAGAATTAACAGAAACCCAAGACAACTATACACTATTTTGGACTGGCTGGCTACTTAGCGACCAGTTTAAAGAACTAATGGCGCCAAACCCACAAGCTATCCAGCTAACAGCTATAGATGGACTAGGTGAACTAGATAACCTTTTTGTAGATAATACTTTTTATAGTATAAATACAGGGCTACAAAGTATTCAAGCTAGCTTATCTGATATATTATGCGCTGCGCTAAATAAAACTGGTTTAGGTTTAGATGTTATTATTAACAACGAACTTAGCGTATACGATATTTTTGGTAATAGGTCTGAATTTTTAACGTATGTAAACACTTTTATAAACGAAAGCGTTTTTTTAAGCGACGAATACGAATTTTTTAATGTAAAAGAATTTTTAGAAAACGTACTAAAAAGCGTAAACAGCAGGGTATTCCAGGCAAACGGTAAATTTGTAGTAGTAAATAACAGTTTATATAGTGAACAAGCTGTAATAGACTACGTTAAAAACTATATAGACGATAACGACGCTGTACCTAGTGGTATAGGCGCACTACGCCAAGCGTATTTAAAAGGCGATATAGAACAGTTATACTACCAAAGATTTAACAGTAGCGGCACTTTGCAAGGCGACTACTATTACGAAGGCTTAAGAACTATACGTACAGACTTACAGCCACTAGACCAAAATTTGACACGTGAAGCAGAACGCGGTTATAAAGCTATAAAGCTAGAACAGCAAATTGTAAAAGCTAATCTAAGCTATAAAGAAGACGCAGGTTTTGAGTTCCAAAACACAAGCCACTGGACTATAAGTAACGGTAGTTTTGTAACTGACGAAATAGCTTTTAGTGGTAATAGAAGTTTTAAAACTACAGCTACAAATTTTGGCGCAACACCAACAAGTTTAGCTATTACTGGTAACTATATTTTTCCACGCGATTTAGATTTAAAACTAAAGCTAAGTTATTACTATAGCGCCACAGGTTTACAGACTTCTTCAAACTATAATAAATTCTGGTGCCAACTTTACTTTAGTAACGGACCAACATACTATTACGATAGCGCTAACGAAAATTGGACTACTACAGTAAAATACTTCTTTTTTGAAGACGCGGCTATATCGTCCGCTAATAAATGGATAAGTCAAGATATAAGTATAGCCAAGCTACCAGCGGCAGCTAGTCAAAGCCAGACTGTAATTTTAAAAATTTACGGTCCACAAAGCTATTTACTAAACTACCAGGGTGTTTATGTAGATAACACTATACTATATTTAGATAGCCCTAGCACCCAGGCAAATGTAATAACACTAACACAAGACACCACTACAAATGTTATCATAGGCGACTTAGAAGTAGAACGCCCACTAAATGGATTAGTATTAGACTATACTGGGGTTTATGACGTTAGTAATTTCTTTAGTACTTCTACGCCAGTACTACAAACCCAGAAGCAACAGCTAGACGACTTTAGAAATATTGTTACTAGATATGAAGGTACAGTATATAATAATCAAAGTGCGCCAGTTACGCCTATGGATAAAATACGTATAAACTTTACAAACTTTAGCGAACTAGACAGCTTAATACTAGACGGTTTAGAATATAGCGTAAAGTCAAATAGGTACAATATAATAGCACATAAACCAAACCAAGACAACCCAGTAGCAGCTACTTCTACTAGTAAATTTACAACTGTAATACAAAGTTAAAACGGTCCCTTTGTTTGCTGCGAAACCTACCTGTATGCCTAGCGCTGGGTAGGTTTTTTTATATCAATACTTTAAAAATAGTTTGCATAGTTTAAAATCTATTTGTAGTTTAGCGTTAAAATATACGATATGTATAAAGATTTATTTACAGCTGAAATGCGAAAGCTAGGCTACACTTTAAAAGATATATGTGAACTAATAGGCGCCAAATACCCTACGGTATATACGCGTTTAGATAGCCCAGAAACTTTTAGAGTAGCTGAACTTCGCGCGTTACATAAGGCTGGCTTTAGTATAGATGTAACTTTTAATTTAATTCTAAACAAGTGAGAACAGTAAATATAAAAGGTAAGGAGTATATAACCGTTAACGAACGGCTTATACACTTTAGAAAGGAAGCCGCCTATAAGGGCTGGCGAATAGTCGAAGACTTAGTAAGTTTAGACGACAAAGAAGGCGTATTTAAAGCTACTATTTTGGACCCAGACGGTAACGAAATGGTAAGCGCACACGCCCAGGAATACCGCGATAGTAGCTACATAAATAAAACTTCGTTTTTAGAAAACGGTTTTACTAGTGCTTTAGGGCGCGCGTTAGGCTATTTAGGTATAGGACTAGACACTAGTATAGCTAGTGCTGACGAAGTAGGTAACGCTGTTAGTAACCAAGATAACAAAAGCTGGCTAACAGAAAACCAACTAAACGCAACCCTAAAGGGTACGGTAGACCAGGCTAAAAAGGTCCTGGCTAATTACAAAATGAAAAAAGAGTATAACCAGCAGATAACTGCAAAATTCAATATATAATGAGTAACACGAAAACAAGTAACAAAAAACCTAATTACGTAGAAGGTGTACGACTATTTAAACCTGGCGATAACGCGCCACAGAACCTTTTAGCAAACGTTTTAATAACGCCTAGAATACTTATAGAAACTTTAAAAAAGGACGACGTACAAGACGCTAAAGGCGAATACAAAGGCGACACGCAATATAAAGCGAACCTATGGAAAAACGACGACGGTAGTTTAAGTATGTCGTTTAATACATATAAGCCTACAGAACAAAAAGAAACCAAAGTAGCGCAAGGGGGCGCAGACCTACCCTGGTAGGTTTTAACAACAGCCTAGGCGTTTATTCGCCTGGGCTTTTTAATTTTATACAAATGAAAATAATAAAAGACACTAACGCAGAATACCATAGTAAAAAGGATTATATAAGCGCCAGCGGTTTAAAAATGATAGCTAAAAAAAGCGTACACCACTACCTAAATGCAGACTTCAAAAGCACGCCTAGTATGGCGTTTGGAACTGCTGTACATACGGCTATATACGAACCTAGCGAATTTTATAAAGACTACCATATAATACCAAAAATAGACAGGCGTACAAAAGCTGGTAAAGAACTATACGCCGAACACCAAGCGAAAGCAGAAGGCAAAGAAGTACTAGACGAAGCCGACCATAAACGTATACTAACAATACTAGAAAACTTAGATAAAAACCAGCAAGCTAAAGACTACGTATTAGGCGAAATGGAACTAAGCCACTATTTAGAATATGAAGGCGTAAAGGTTCGCGTACGTCCAGACTGCGTTAATAAAGTAGCTGGGTTTATTAGTGATGTAAAAACCTGCCAGGATAACAGCCCTAGGGCGTTTCTAAGCGACGTATATAAATATAAATACCATATACAGGCGGCTTTTTATATGGATATGTTAAATATAAATAAGCTAGTTTTTATAGCAATAGAAACCAACGCGCCGTATAGTGTTGAAAATTATGTACTTAGCGACGAACTTATAGAAAAAGGTAGAAGGGAATATAAGAAAGCTATAGCTGACTGGAAGTACTACCAAGACACTAACGTAGCGCTAGGCTATGATGGTAAAAGAAACGACGACGGAATTATAATACTAGGGTTATGAAAATGCAAAAATATAGAGAACTAGTAGAAGACTTTTACGGTATAGACTTAGGTTTAAAATGTAGACAAACTATATATATAGAAGCCAGGGCTTTATACTACTATTTGTGTAGAAATTTAGGGCGCTATAGCTTAAATAAAATAGCGCAAAGTTTGGATAAAAACCACGCTACAGTAATGCACGCTTTAGCTGAATTACCATATATGCGAAAATTTAATAGCAAACTTGACGAAAATTTTTACGAACTTTACGAAATAGCAGAAGCTTTAGATAAGGAAAAAACAGACGAATTAACAATAGAACAACTAGTACAAAAATATAATAAACTACAAATAGACTACCAAGTAATAAAATACCGTCTGTTAAAATACGAGAATGTAATATAACATAATGCCAAACCACTAACCAATATAGATACCAAACCACTAACCAATATAGATGCCAAACCACTACCACAAATATTTAGGTCCAGAAGACAAGCTACAAAATGCTGTAATGCAGTATCTAGCGGCGCAATACCCAGAAGTATTAGCAGCGCATATTCCAAACGAAGGTAAGCGTACGCCTTTTGAAAGGTTTAAATTTAAGTATTTAGGTGGTAAGGCTGGTATACCAGACGTTATGGTATTTTGTCCTAGTGGCGATTATGTAGGACTGGCTATTGAACTAAAAGCTGGGCGTAATAAAATGACAGATGCACAAGAAAAATGGCTAAAAGAACTTAGTTTAAATGGCTGGTCGGCGCACTGCTTAAATAGTTTTGTAGGTGTTAAAGAAGTAATAGATAAATATTTTAATAAAAATTAAAAGTTTTAGTAATGAAATACAACGCCGTATACTTTGACGAAGAAAACCAGAAGGTACGCTGGACGCAAACAGCGCCAGAAGGGTTTAAATTTAACTACGAATACGTCGGCAAAATGACGCGTATAGAATTTGATTTGTTAGTAGAAGTACTATGGGAACTATACGAAGACGATAAAATAAAGTTTAGCGACTTTATAAGACACTTCGGCGAATTACGTACCTTTTGCGACCACATAAAAGGGTTAGTGGAATAAAAGTAAACAGAAACAGCAACAAATGAAACTAAACAGAATAATAAAACCGTCGAAATTCGACCACTTCACTATAGTGCCTAACGCTATATTTAGACACGAAGGTATAAGCCAGCAAGCTACAGGGCTATACTGCTATTTATTTAGCCACAAAAGCGACCAGGATATAACTATAAATTTTATTACAAACCACTTTAAAAACGGTAGGGACGCTGTACGTAGCGCCATAGCTGAACTAGAAAGTCTTGGCTATTTACAACGCGAACAACTGCGCCATAATGGTAAGATAGTAGCATATAACTACATACTAAAAGACGCACCGCTTACTGAAAAACCGTCGACTGGAAAACCGTCGCCTGAAAATCCGATACAAAGTAATACTAGTATATATAGTAATAAAGATATTACTACATATACAAAAAGAAATACTAGTACGAAGTCTGAAAATGTCGAAAAAGCCTACCAACACTTCGTACAACTTTTTCCTAAAAGGTATAGACCTAAAACGCCAGCCACTATAGAAAAATGGAAAGTATGTCTAGACAGAATAGAACGTATAGACGGTTACGACTTGCGTAAAGTTTATGAAGTTTGTAAACAATTAAGACAGGACCAATTCTGGTCTGAAAACTTTTTAAGCGTTTTAAAGCTACGTAACAACGATAAAAACGGTATACGTTATATAGACAGGTTTATGGAAAGAAACGCGCTTAGAACGCGTCCTACGGCTTTAAACAAGCTAAAAGGCGTTAAAGACTTGGTACCTTATTTAGAAGACGGCGTTAAAATGGTAAAAGCAAATACCAATAACGGCGTAATACAGGACTTTAATTTGCGAATGAATTTAACGCCAGCAGAATATAAACAAATACTAGAATATGCACACAGTAAATACTAGACTATGCACACAGCAAATAGTATAGATAAAATACACGAACTAGAACAGCAGTTAGTATTCCTACTGAATTTAGACGAATGGCAACTAGAATGGACTGGCGAAGACTACAGCCACTACGACGCTATGGGCTTAGACTTGAACGGTCAAAAATGTATAATAGAATTTAAATTTAGAAACGAAGCGTATATAGACAAAATGCTAGAAGTATATAAATACCAGGCGCTATTAGACGTAGATGTACCAAAACGGTACTACGCTGTAATAGATTTTAAGGGCTGCTGGGTATTTGATTTAGATAGTATAGAATACACAAGCCAGACTATAAACAGCCCTAGGCAGTCTATTTTTCGTGATAACAATAAAGTAGAAAAAGAAGTAATGATGCTAGAAAAAAGCAGCGCCATAAAGCGTTATTTATATAAATTTTAGCTAACAAAAAACTAAATTTTAAGATATGAAGTTAAACAGAAACCATAAATTTTTACTAAAAGCAGCTGCTTATTTTGCTGCTATTTATATTATTACAGTACAAATGCTAATTTTTGCACTAGATTATTTTGTAGGTTAGCAAACGAAACAACAGAAATAGAAAAAAACAAATGGAATACAAACAGAAACTACAGGACTTAGGTATACACCTAACGGCTAACAGCGGCGAAACCAAAACAATATGCCCAAAATGTAGCCACACCAGAAAAAACAAAAGCGACAAATGCCTAAGCGTAAATATAGACGAAGGTGTATATAACTGCCATAACTGCGGCTATGCTGGTAATGTAAAATTTACACCTAAAAAGGAATATACAAAGCCGCCAAAGGTAAACGCTGAACTAAATAACCGTATTATAGACTGGTTCGCTGGTAGGTCTATAACAGAACCTACACTGGTCCACTGGAAAATAGGCGAAAGTTTAGAGTATATACCACAGGTACAGAAAAAACGTAGAACTATTAACTTTAATTATTTTAGGGAAGGCGAACTAATTAACGTTAAATACCGCGACGCTGAAAAAAACTTCAAAATGGTTAGTGGTGCTGAACTTATATTTTATGGTGTAGACAACCTAAAAGACAGAAAGCGCTGCTATATAGTAGAAGGCGAGATGGACGCGCTAAGCTTACACGAAGCTGGTTTATACAGCGTTTGTAGTGTACCTAACGGCGCCAGTAAAGGAACGCAAAAGCTAGACTATTTAGACAACTGCTATAAGTACTTTGAAGACAAAGACGAAATAATACTATGCACCGATAACGACCAGCCAGGGCTACAGCTACGTAACGAACTTGCTAGAAGGTTAGGCGCTTACCGCTGTAAATACGTCGAATTTGGCGATTACAAAGACGCTAACGAAGTTTTAATACAAAAAGGTGGCGAAACCTTACGGCAAATTATAAGCGACGCTAAGAACTTCCCACTAGAAGGCGTACTAAACTTAAATAATATATGGAATAACGTCCTAAATTATAACGAAAACGGTATAAAAAACTATAGTATAAACCTAGGCGAAAGCGACAACTATTTTAATATGGCTTTTGGTGAATGGACGGTAGTAACTGGAATACCAAATAGCGGTAAGTCTGACTTTATAGACCAGGTTCTAGTTAATATAGCTACTAAATATAATTTTAGATGCGCTATGTTTAGCCCAGAAAGCTACCCATACGAAGGACATATAAAGCGTATAGCTGACAAACTAAACGGTAAAAGCTGTAATACAGACGACCTAAATAATACAAAAGACTTTATAGAAGAACACTTCTACTGGATAAAAATAGACTTAGAAAACCTAACGCTGAAAGGTATACTAGACGCTTTTAGGCAGCTGGTATTCCAAAAAGGTGTAAACGTACTAGTAATAGACCCCTGGAATATGCTGGACCATAGCGCCCAGCGCGACTTCACATATATAGGAAAACTACTAAGTGAAATAACGCAGTTTTGCCAGCAGACAAATACACACCTATTCCTAGTAGCACACCCCAGAAAAATAGAAAGCGATAACGGCGTATTTAAAAAGCCTAACCTGTACGATATTAGCGGCAGCGCCGACTTCTATAATAAGGCGTATAACGGTTTAGTATGCTTTAGGTCTGTAGGTCAAAAGACAGAATACAAAAGCGACCTAGTAACTATATATGTCGAAAAAATAAAACGTAAAGAAAATGGGCAGCTGGGACAATTTGACCTTGCGCCAGACTTCCATAACGGCGGCGTATACAAGCCTATAGGTAAAGCCAGTAAAACTTTTGAAGTAATAAAAGACACTAACGTACCCTGGGACTAGTATAACATATAACAACATATTTAACATAAACTAACATAAACTAACACAAATTAGCATAATGATTACAGACAAACACCAGGCTATGTCCTGGGCGCTTAAAAACGGTATAAAGATTTATACTGTAGCCACGCGTAAAGGGCTAGGAATAGTAATAGAAGACAACGGTAAAAAGGT